TCAGTTTGGTATCTAGGATCTGCAACTCTTGCAAACAATTCTTCCTTGTCTAACTGATTGCCGGCAATAGCAACTACTGGTATTTCTTTTTCACCTTGCATCTGTCTAAGCTTCTGCATTAATCGTTGACCACCAGCAGTTCCACCTAAGACCTCAAGCTCCGAATAGTCTTGCTCGGTAAATATACCTTTAGAAACTAAACCTCTACCCCAGTTAATATTAGATTGAATGATTTCGTTAGCATTCTCACCTAATAATTTGCGTTCATTGTCGATATCTAATTTAGCTTCTTGTTCTGACTGATAGCCCATATCAACGAATTTTTTAGCTAAATCTAAGAAGGCATCTTGAGGAACTCCATTTTCTTTAGCCCATGCAGTATAATCTTTTAGCAATGGATCTTCAGCATCTACACCTTCAAGGGCAGTAATGTCATATTCTTCAGGTGCTTTTGGTCTGCCTTCACTAAGTTTTTTTTCTAAATTGTTATAGCTTTTTACCAGGTTCTCAATATCAGGACCTTCTTTTTCATCCCAAAATTTAGTAGGGAACTCATCAGGTCTTTCATACTCTACACCTTCAATGTCTTCGCCTTCTACAACATCACTAGGATTAGCAGTAGCCATTCCTTCGTCTTGAATTTCTTCTTCTTTAACTTCAGCTTCTACTCCAGCCATTAAGCCTTGATTTTCTTCAGCCATTGTTACATCTCCTTAGTCTATTAAATATTTCTCTTGTGATAGAGTTTTGACCTTCTCGCAAATATCCATGAGAAGCATCTGCACCTGGTGTCCAGGTTGGTTGATCTATTGTGCATGTTTTAAGATACTGTAAAACTTTCTCACCATCTTCGGTTTGAAATGTTCTAAAAAAAATTTTATCTAATTCAGAGGGTCCAGGTGGTTTATTATCAACTTCAAGATCAGTTAATCCTTCCCATCCTTCACTATTGATTGACCTCTGCTGGCTGTTCTGCCGGTTGTCCTTGCTCATTCATTAGCCCTTGTTGTTGTGCTATTTCCATAGCTTGTTGCATAAGCTGTTCTCTTTCTTCCGGTGTTGTTCTTAACTCTGCCGGCACTCCCATTTGGTCAGCTATGTAATCAATTAATTTATCTTGTTTTAGAAAGACTTGTCCTTGTGGACCCATTTGAGAGGTGATCTGCATAAAGTTCAGAGTTTCTTCTACCTTGCCCATATTCTGTGCCATAGCTAATGGGGCTGTCGGTGCAATCTTGACTTGCAGTCCATTAACTTTTAGTGGCAATTCAATCATGCCTACATCATTCATAACTTCTAAAGTTCTTTTAACTACCGGGATCATTGTTTCATTAATCAATCGACCATAACTAGCACCCAGGTTTTGAGATAGTTGCTTCATACGTTCAGATATTTCTAACGCAGATCTAGCCGACATAGTATCCGGTGGTAAACTTTCATCCATCAATATAGCTTTTATCGAAGCAACAAGGTCACCAGTTACAAGCTGTGAAAGCTGTGTATCACCAGGTCTAGGCAACGGCTTTAGAGATTCACCTTGTGGACCACCATTTCTAGCTACCGGAATAATAGCACCTGGTACAATACGAACTGTACTTGGGTTCAATACTCCATCGTCAGAAGCTGTATAAACACCACCTATGGATAAACTACTAGATTTTAAAATTAGCTCTTTAACTTTGTTTAATGATCTTATGTCGGGAAGGGCAGTTAATACCGGACCTCTTCCATATCTTTCTTGTGATGCTTTCATGTACCTGGCAATAACCCAAGGAAATGATTTTAAATCTCTGTAAACTAATTCATCTCGACCCATCTCATCAATAATTTGATAATGATAGTTACCAGTTAGTTTGTCATAGTAAGTGCCTTCAATAAGATCAACCATTTCAGTATCGTTACCTTCATACCTGGATCTCATAGCCTGGGATATTTTTATATCAGGGAACTCTTGATCAAGTACGTTAAATGGTCGCTTCATTTTTCTATATACGTTTTCTACTTTACCAAATGGTCCTTCTTCAAAGCAGATCAAAAATGTAGGAATACAAGTATATCTAATAGGCTGGACTTCATCACCTGGCTGGATAAGCATAACAGCCGTTCCTATAGCAAGCTCAAGTAAAAACTCACCCATAGACATATCAAATTGTGATTGTCGCATGACAGCAAACATCTTAGTGCCGTAGTCATCTAATATTCTTTGAACTTCTACTTCTCTTTCTTCAGGTATTTCGTCTCCAGGCATCAGTCGACACCATTCTCTTTGAGGAGGAAAGACCCCGGATTGGAGCCTATTAGCGAATTTTTGTGTCGACTGAATCGCTGTGGAGTCAAATACTCTTGCCATCTTATCTTGACCAGGAACATTGCCTTCTGCATATCCATCATATAAATTACGCATTGGTAAGGCATATCTATAGGCATCTTCATAGATAGATCGCCAGTTATCTTTATGACGGCTGGCATTCTCGTATCGTTTTTTTAGTTCGCTAGGTTTTAATTTTGTCATGTTTTTTTATGCCTATTTGCAAAGTTTCTTGCACTCTCTTCACTACCAAAACCCCAAGCCTTGAGAGCTAAAGCTTTTCTTGTAGGTCTTCCTTTTTCATCTTTCATCGGACCCTTCATACCGGCAAACCTTCCGGCAAAACTAACTCTTCTTGGATTAACTCCTTCTTTAACCGGTCTTTTTAGATTAGCACCTTCAGTCTTTTTAAAATGCTTGCGACCAGCTTCGTTAAGTCCACCTTCAGGATTTTGGTGTTTCTTTGCTACCACTCTTAGGTCTTCCTTTAGGTTTAGCTGTTGTCTTTGGTTTAGGCTTTAACTTAGGATTTAAATCATAAATATGTTTAGGCATAAGCTTTACTCTTTTTCATTTTCATTTTACCAGCAGAGTTAATAGACTTGTTTAACTTACCACCAGTTTCAGTCGCCATCTTTTTCGCTTGTTCCATCCCGGTCTTGCTGTAAGGAAAGTGTTTCGTCTTCTTCCCTTTGGCTGTTTTGTACGTCACCATCGGCATTGCTTTTCTCCTTTTGCTTTCTAGGATTTCTAGGATAAGATCTCATCCTCTAGGATTTCTTGTAGGTCCAAGAGTTGATTGCGTAGTTTCGTTGCCTAATGCTGGATTTTCTCTGTCCTGAGTCATTAGCAATCTGCTACCACCAGTTCTTCTTGATCTAGATTTAGAAGCAATTTTTCTTTTTTCTCTAGCTTCACCAGCTTCAGCTCTTTCTTCTCTTTGCTCTTGAGCTTGAACTTCTTCTCTTGATGGACCTGGTGGTGGTTTGGAACCACCGAATATACTACCCATTAAAACAATCTCCCATAACAATAGTAGTCATTGATATCAGGACCATATCTCTTCAATAGTCCTTCTTGATTAAAGTACATCATCTCTATCCATTTGACAGCTTGAACATTAGTTGAACGAACGTATACTTGTATTCTATGAAGGTTTAATTTCTCAGATGCATAGGGAAAAAAACGTAAACAAGCCTTATGAAACACCATTTTTCGGTTTTCTAATTTAGCAGACGGCAGTAACCAGGCTTCAGCTACACCTTTCCATAATGGATACAGTCCAAACATCGCATAAACTTTACCATCGCACATTGCTGTGTAACTTAATCCATCAACAGCATAATCTTGAATATGTGGTCTGCCGTATCCATCTAAAATTTCCTGGTCAAAATCTCTAAATTCAGCCATGTGTATGTGATTAGGTTGAAACGCAACTATCCGGTCCTTATATCCATCAAGTTTCATCACTCCCATCAGTTCGTTTGCTGTGAACATTAATCCTTCTCCTTCCATTACTAGTGCGAGTGCCGAGTATTCGGTCCTGGTATCTCTTAACAATCTGCCTATCTTTAAGTTTTTTAGGCGAAAATATTAAACTCCTGGTTCGCAATAACCGGTTGGGCATTTCTAGTAGTTCCTCTCGTCATTCGTTTCATTTCTCCACCACCTAAAAGGCAGTAGCCTAACGCATCCCCGACATGGGAATGTTCATTCTTATTCGGTTTATCTTTGAATCTTTCCTGACCAGCACCGATTGCCACCCTGGTATAATGATATCCACCACCAAGACTTTTTCTTAGTCGTAAACATTTCTTATTTACCAAGAAGCCGGGCTTACCCTGGACCAATCTATTCATCGGCATGGCAACAGCTTCTCTTCTAACCCTAAAATCATTGGTTTGAGTAGGTCGGGCATGTATCCCATGCGTTTTTAAGAACTCAAAGCTGGTAACTTCGTAATGCTGATCTCTAGCACCACCAGCCGGATCGCCCCATACCATAAATTCATAGTTGGGAAACCTCATAGCCATTTCACTTTTCAAGACATTTACAAATCTATCCAAGCCCATAGAGAATGTTACAACCTCATGCAGTACATGCCAGGCTCCATTAGGCAATCTTTGAGCAAATACAGCCGAAGGAGTTAAACCAAAGTCTAATCCAATCTGTACTGGTACATTTTCGACAGCCTGAAGCTCGGCAGACATGGTGCTG